GGTTATGGAGTCGAACAGTCTGTAGCAGGTAGAGTTAATCCTGGCATAGGCACTACAGCAATTTTAAATGGTTATCTAAAAGGTATAATTACGGGTGTTGGAGCATCTACAATTGATGTTAAAGTTCTTTCTCATGTTTCCGCTGCTGGAACAGAGACTCAAGTAGATTATCAACCATCAGGTGTTTGGGCATTTTCTAGTTCTGGAACTGTTGGTATTCATACTAATGATCAGGCAGTTGCATATGGAACAACAACATATTCTGCGAGTAGAGATTGGTTTGATCAGCAAACCATTGGGTTAACAACATCATCTTCAATTAATTGGAATACTGTTGCACAAAGACCTGGAACTTCTGCTTTTGCTGCTGCAAGAAACTCAAGATTTGATGAGGTTCATGTGGTTGTTATTGATGCTCTTGGAACAGTAACTGGTAATGCAGGTACAATTGTTGAAAAGCACTTATCACTTTCAAAAGGAAAAGATGCAGAATTTTCTGTAGGAAGTCCATCTTACTGGAGAAAATATCTAGTAAATAATTCACAATACATTTTTGGATTAAATCAACCATCAGGTATTGTAACTACTGGTTACAGTTCTGGTTTTACTCTTGCATCTGATAATGACTGGAATCAAGAAACTGATGGTATTATTTTTGGAGCAACAGGATCCTCAACGAGTGTTCTTTCTGGTGGTTTAGATTACAATCGAAAAGCAGGTATTGGAACTACTGGATCTTTAACAGCATCACTATCAGAACTTTCTGATGGATATGATCTTTTTGAAAATACAGAAAACTTTAAGGTAGATTTTCTCCTTATGGGGTCTGCTGCATATGATATTACAACTGCTCAGGCTCTTGCTAACAAATTAATTTCTGTTGCAGAGTTAAGAAAAGATGCAATTGCATTTATTTCACCATATAGAGGTGCTGCACTTACAGATACATCAACAGATACAGCAGTAAACATTTATTCTGCTACAGATATTACTGATAAAGTAATAGAATTCTATGCACCAGTTTCCTCTTCTTCATACGCTGTATTTGATAGTGGATACAAGTACATGTATGATAGATTCTCAAATACATTCAGATATGTTCCATTAAATGGCGATATTGCTGGTCTTTGTGCTCGTAATGACATTAATAATTTTGCATGGTATTCGCCAGCAGGAACAACAAGAGGTGCGATCTTAAATGCAGTTAAGTTAGCATATAATCCATCAAAAAATCAAAGAGACAGACTTTATTCTAATAGAGTTAATCCTGTCATTTTCTCACCTGGATCTGGAATTGTTCTCTTTGGTGATAAAACTGGTCTTGCTAAAGCATCTGCATTTGATAGAATTAACGTCCGTCGTCTATTTGTTTATCTTGAAGATGCAATTTCTCAAGCAGCGAAAGATGCACTTTTTGAATTTAATGATGAAATTACAAGAACAAACTTTGTAAATACAATTGAACCTTTCCTACGTGATATTCAATCTAAGAGAGGTATTTTTGATTATGTCGTGATTTGTGATGAAACAAATAACACTGCTGCTGTGATTGATAATAATGAATTTGTTGCGGACATTTATGTCAAACCAGCAAGATCAATTAACTTCATTGGTCTGAATTTTGTTGCCACCAAGACTGGTGTTGATTTTGAAGAAGTAATCGGAAACTTTTAATTTAGAGGTTTAAAAAACTATGGCAACTAGACAACAATTAAATCCACCTCCCCTAAGAAAGATTACTGACTTCAAAAGTAAGTTAACTGGTGGTGGTGCAAGAAGTAATCTTTTTGAAGTTGTTCTTTCATTTCCCGATATTGCACCTGCAGATACTAATGTTCTTGATAAAGCAAGATTCTTAGTTAAGGGTGCAAACTTACCGGCATCTAATGTGGCAGCAATTGATGTTCCCTTTAGGGGAAGAACTTTGAAAGTCGCTGGAGACAGATCTTTCGAAAGTTGGACTGTGACAGTTATCAATGATACCGATTTTGCAATCCGTTCCGCTATGGAAAACTGGATGAACAAAATTAACAGAGTTTCTGATAATACTGGCGAAACCGATCCAACTGCATATACTGCAGATGCTTTTGTTTATCAACTTGATCGTGATGGATCAACTTTGAGAGCATATCATTTCTATGATATTTTCCCAACTTCTATCGGTGCAATTACTCTTGATTACAATACTAGTACAATTCAAGAATTTACTGCAGAGTTCCAAATTCTCTGGTGGGAAGCAATGAAGGGTAATTCACCTGCAGCAGGTGGAACAGACATCAACTAAATAAAATATACAAGCAGTCTAAAATTATAAAATGGCGAAACTTTTTGGTTTTTCGATTGAGGATAATGTAAAAAAATCGAAATCTGTTGTTGCCCCCGTTCCTCCCAGTAATGAGGACGGGGTTGACTATTTTATTCAGTCTGGATTTTATGGACAATATGTAGATATTGAAGGTGTTTACAGAACAGAGTACGATTTAATTCGTCGTTATCGTGAAATGGCACTTCATCCAGAGTGTGACAGTGCAATTGAAAACATTGTTAATGAAGCAATTGTTAGTGATCTTTATGATTCTCCTGTTGAGATTGAACTTTCAAATTTGAATGCAAGTGATAGATTGAAAGATGTTATTAGAGCAGAATTTAAATATATTAAAGAAGTCATGGACTTTGATAAAAAGTGTCATGAAATTTTCAGAAATTGGTATATTGATGGTAGACTATTTTATTTAAAAGTCATCGATCAAAAAAATCCTGAGGCAGGAATTCAGGAAATTAGATATATTGATCCAATGAAAATGAAACATGTCCGTCAGGAAAAAAAGACGGAAAATGGATTAAATGGATATAGAAATTTAAATTTAAGAACTGGAAATGATGCTGATCAATTCAACTTTCCAGAAATTGAGGAGTATTTTGTATATACTCCTATGCCAAATTTCCCAACGGGGACAATCAGTGGTGGTTCAAAAAAAGGAATCAAAATCGCAAAAGATTCTGTAACTTATTGCACATCGGGTTTAGTAGATAGAAATAAAGGAACCGTTCTTTCATATCTTCACAAAGCAATTAAAGGACTCAATCAGTTAAGAATGATTGAGGATTCTCTTGTAATTTATAGACTATCTAGAGCTCCAGAACGTAGAATATTCTACATTGATGTAGGAAATCTTCCAAAAGTAAAAGCAGAACAGTACCTCAAAGAGGTTATGTCTCGCTATAGGAATAAACTTGTTTATGATGCTAATACAGGCGAAGTTCGTGATGATCGTAAATTTATGAGTATGCTTGAAGATTTTTGGCTTCCAAGAAGAGAAGGTGGTAGAGGGACTGAAATTACTACTCTTCCCGGTGGACAAAATCTTGGAGAACTTTCGGATATTGAATACTTCCAAAAGAAACTTTATAGAGCACTTGGAGTTCCAGAAACAAGAATTGCTGGTGGTGGTGATGGATTTAATTTAGGTAGATCATCAGAAATTCTTCGTGATGAATTAATGTTTTCTAAATTTGTTGGAAGACTTAGAAAAAGATTTGCTAATCTTTTCAATGATATTCTTCGCACTCAGTTACTTCTTAAGAACATTGTTTCTCCAGAAGATTGGGAGAAGATGAGTGATCATATTCAATATGATTTCTTATATGACAATCATTTTGCAGAATTAAAAGAAGCAGAATTATTAACAAATCGCTTGACTCTTGCAACAACGATTGAACCATACATTGGCAAATACTATTCTACTGAGTATGTTCGTAAGAAAATTCTTCGTCAAACAGATTCTGAAATTATTGAGATTGATCTTCAAATTGAAGATGAAATTGCTAAGGGCATTTTACCAGATCCAAATGCTCCTGTTGATGAAATGGGTAATCCCATTCCTCAAGATCAAGCACAAGGAATAGAACAAGGTGTTAGTGGAGAAGTTCCACTTGAACCAACTGTAAATGCTACAGCAGTAGAAATACCAGAACCCAAAGGTGGGAAGATATAAATAATCTTATAATTATAAACTAAATTTTATGGAAGAACTTATCGATTTGATTGCAACTGATGGAGCACCTTCAGATGTTTCCACCAAAATTAAAGAATTACTATATGCTAAAGCTTCTGAAAGAGTAGATTCTGCTCGTCCAGAAATTGCAGCGATGATGTTCGGTGATGCCGATCAAATAGGAGATGAAGAATAATGGCAATTAAAGTTGTCCAAAATGTAAATAGAATTTCTCCAACAGTTTCTGTTGCTGCAACAAGTAATCCAATTGCTTTAAAGAGTGGTTATATCAGAGTTGCTGCTGGATTAACCGCAGTTTATGTTGAAACTGGAGGTAATCCCACAGTAACAACGAACTCTTTTTATATTTCCCCATATGCTAATGAAG